TGGTGATCCGTTTAAACGATTTAACGATGAGGCTGTAGCGCTTAGGGCTTATCGATCTAACGTATGGCAGCACTCTAACAATTTGATGGCTCAAGTATTGGCGGGTGAAGTTTCACAGCCAACGCTTAAAGAATATGAGGAAGGGCTACCAGGTTTTACACTATGACAGATTTTATTATGAATTTTTTGAATGAAGCGCGAATAGCTATTATTATCACATCACTTGTTATTGTTGCAGGTATGATTTATGTATTTGTCTATTTGGGGAAGTCATTTGCAGGGTGGAAGGTCAAGGAAGGGCGAGGTGCTGCTGCCAGTGCGCTTTTAGGCGTTGGAAGTATAATCGTAATAGCTTTTTTAATAAGCGTTGTAGGGGCTATATTTGGCTCATCTAATGCTAACGCTGATACAGATATGAATGGCACGTTTTTTAATTATACAAGCGTGTCTTTAGGTATCGATCACACTTTTAAGGTGTCACCGCAATGTGTAGAGGGTGGTACTGATGATCGTTTGACTAGCAATCTTGGGATTACTCAAAATATCTGGCAATCTTATAATAAAGTGCATGATATTAGTTTAGCGTATTTGCACCATAGTTGCGTCTTTGGCAAAGACAGAAACGGATATGATGGGCTTGGCCTTAAATATAATTGGACCCTGATTAGGCGTTAAATTACAGACAAAAAAAGGCCCAAGGTTTTTACGCTTGGGCAAACACAATAATAAACGTTAATAAAAAATATCAAAACTAAAAGCATAATTAAATGTTAACAGTATAGTTAACACACCTAAATATTAAAGCTTATCTTCTACAGCGTCAACCTGTATCTACCTCGCCAAGCATATTATCTTGAATAACATCATTGGCCCCTTTGCCGTTTTCTATCGCTTCAATAGCATTATTTAATTGGTCCATTGCTAGCGGGAATATTTGGGGCAATTGCTTTGCTGTTTCAAAGCTTGCTTGTGCATTCAATAATGCGTCTAATACTGTAGTGCTCATATACCACCCTCCATAGGGCAATCAGTATCAGGGTCAACATTGATTGTCATTATATGCTTGCCTACTGTATCTGAATAAACGTGTTTAAGCTTTGTACCTAGTTTGCGCCAATGCTTGAGGGATGGATTAGTGCAATAAATGTTAACAAGTATTTCGCTTTGAATGTTCTTGCCATAATTAATTGCCTCTTGTGTTAGCTCTGCTTCTTCACCATAAATTATTGCCGAATACCCCGCACGATCTAACCTGTAAACATAAGTAAACGTATCTTCATGCGCCCGTATTGACATTAGCATTGTAACGCTGTCAATCATCGATGGAAGCTTGGCACTATAACTACTGGCTACCCTTGGCATTGCTTCGATCCATTGTGATTCAGTTATAATATTGCCTTTAACTATTGTAGATCGCTCTGCTAATGCGATTGTAGATACTGCTAATAATAATACTGTTATTAATGTTTTCATATATCACCTAATAATGTACGGTTGGTTTAAGTTCTTCTAATTCGCGTTTATATTTATTAATCGTATCTTCATGCAACTTTATTAAATTCTGCAAATCATCAATACGTAAATCTATTTTTGTTTTAGTTGGATTATTTTGGCTTATCATAATTAATCTTACCTTGTCGTCGTTGGCATTCTGCCGGGCTGCAATCAGTCCAGTACACATGCTCATCTATTATCGGTTTATTGTGATGATGAGATAACCCATATACTGATGCTAGTAATATACATACAGTAAATATAAAGTTATACACATCAACCACCTGTTAATTAATTGGTCCTAAGCTTTGCCCTTCATGATTACAGCGCAGGCTTTGATACTTATACATAATTCAAAAAATAGGGTTTATTGTATAAGTACAGCGTTAGTTTTAGCGGCCACCTTCAGACCGGATCATACTGCTAAGGAATCGCGCCAACCCTGAATCTATCAAGAGCCATTTAGCCCTTCACCGTTTAATTTATGCCACTTGTTGTGGCAGCCTGGACAAAGCCAGTTAACGACTAGCGGGTATGCATAGTCTTTATGATGACCATGCAACCTTGTTGGTGTGCTGCCGCAATCTTCGCAGCTATCAGGCTTTGTTAATCTGCCGTCTCTAACGGCGTTTGCAACTATCTGTGTTGCCCCTCTTTTTATTGGATTTCTATTAAACCATGCTTTTTTGGCCTTGCTGCCAGCTTTTAAACCTCCCTCTGTTTTTGCATAGTCAAGCCTAGCTTTTACGCGATGAGGCAAGTCAGCCCTTTCTTTATCGTAACTAGAAAGACACTGCTTGCATCTTGCTGTTAACCCATCTAATGAAGCTTTGCGCTTTTGGAATAATTCGAAAGGCTTTTTTGTTTTGCATTGATTACATTTTTTCATTCTATTAGCTTAACACAGCTAAACGGTATATGTCAAAATGGTATTTTATCTACATCGAAATCATCTTGCATAGCTTGCGCTGGATTAGCTTGTGCTGGCGGCTGATATTGCGGCTCTTGTGGTTGTGGTGCCTGTTGTTGGCCACCAGTGCCATCGCTAACAAAGTCAAACGAAACGAGCTTACACGCTAATTTAAAGCCCTTGCTGCCATCTGGCTTATCCCATTCATTAATACAAAGATCTTCTGCATAGATAACAACCTGCTTACCCTTTGTTAGATGTTCAGCAACCTTAGTAGCTCGCTCTCCAAACATTACACAGTCTAGCCATTGGGCTTTTTTGTTTTGTCCGTACCCTATGTCATATACAGCCGGAAAGCTTAACAGCGGAGTGCCGTTAGCTAATGATCGTAACTCGGCATCTTTGCCTAATCTGACTAATTTATTTAGCATCTTCTTTACTCTCTTTTTTGTTCGTTAAGTTTGCGTGTTGTTGTGCTCGCTCTAAAGCCTCTTTAAAGCTTACTGCGGGTAGATCTGCAATGTTACCAATGTTGTAGGCATGTAGCATTGCCGTACCTGTAGGCGACCAATTGCCATTTGTGCCAGCACAATAAAAGTTTAGCTCGTCACACTGCTTTTTAGTTATAACTGGCTCGACCTCTTCAGGCTCATCATGCAGATCTCCCTTGTGCCATAAATCCAAAGCAGCACCAAAGCGCATAGCAGCGTTTCTAAGAGCGTCGCCAATAACCTCTTTGATAGCATTGCCACCTGTCTTGTCACCGGCATCGCCATAGCCTAAGCGCGTAATGCCGCACACTGTCAACTTGATCCACATACCCCTGTTTGCGTCCATGGCTGGCAGTCCGTGATCATTTAAGCTTAGTGGTTCCCAACTCCATGCGCTGTCAGCATCCAAAAGCCTGTCAGTCAATGCAGCGTGGCCAACGTAATCAAGATGGATCACATCTTTATGATGCCATGCACCGCAAAGAGGGCAGCGCATACCCTGCTTAAAGTCTTGTTTGACTGTCTCGGTTTGCTGTCTGGTTGGCTTTGGCAGCTTGCTTATTTTGTTTGCTGCAAAAGGCGCACGTAATAGTTTTAATCCGTCTGTAATTGATTCGCTCATGATAGATCCTAATAGTTTATTGTTGTGTTTCTAATATTATTATTGCGGATTGATAACACTATATCTTTTGCTAGTGCTTCGTCAACACCTTCTATCAACATTAGATCTTCTTTGGCAGCGCGTAGTATTTTACTAACACTAACTTTATCAGCGGCTCTTGCTGCCATCTGTACAGCCTCAGCGCTTGCACTAGCCTCTTGCTGGCGTAACATCTCTGCCCTTGCTAACTCTGCCGCTTGAGTTGCTATCGCAGCGTCACGGTCTATTTGCACCTGTTTAGCGGCGGCCTTGTCTTGCATCACCTGGTTATCCATTAGCAATGCAAATTCATGATCTCGCTCAATCTCAAATGCCAGATCTTTAGCATCTTGGATGGCCTTGGCTTTATCGCGTATAACCTTTTGCTCGTCAGCATGTAAATTAATCAATACGGTATAAGGTGAGATTATATTCTCAAGTCTAATGCGTATAGTTTCTGCCTCAGTATCAAGCATTAACTTATGCGCTGTTGATTGGTCTATGCGAGATCTATCAAGCTTTTTGATTAATGACTTACCTAATGCAGCCTTGTCTTTCACATACTTGCGTTCAGGGCCATTGTTCATATCAACCCATAGACCTATGTGTTTTTGTGCATCAGCCTCCAGATCGATTAAAACGGCCTCTGTTGTAACTTCGCGGTATGGTTCTAATAATATATTGCTCATGATTTAGCCCCTGCTATTTGCTCTTCTTGATAGCGTGTGTTGTAGCCTCGGTCATAGTCGGCGTTTTCTTTTTCTGTGTGCTTTGCTGCATAAAAACAATCAAAATACCCGCGTACAAATTCATAGGATTCTTTTACAAGCTCTTCTAATGTCATCATTACTTTAGCCCCTTCAATAAGTTATAACGTCTCATGAATTTAACGCTATAGCTGTTTTGATAATCGGCTTTACTGGCTACATGGTTATCTACTATCTCAAAGCGCTTGTTAGCATTGAGTATTAGAGCCGGTGCAGCCTCGGTAATAAATTGCTTTTTAGTTGCCATGTTCATGATTTAGTCCTCATTATTGTAGTTTTCGGTTGCAGCTAATGCCGCTATATTACGTGCAGATGTTAATAAGCCATCTATCCTGCGCTGTAGGTTGTCGTCTTTAATATTGTTAACGTAGCCAGCCTGCAAAGCTTCAATAGTTTTAGCAATAGCTTTTAGATTTGCAGCTTGTATTTGTAATTCTGTCATTATTGCCTCGTTTATTATTAAAGCTGTTTAGAAAAGAGCGCCAGTAGTTAATCTGATTATCGCGTTGTATGGCAACCTCACTAATACGGCAGCGCCATCGCTCTTATTTAAAAAGCCTTTTGACTTGTAACTAGAGTAAAGCTTTGTGCTGCTACCGTCAACTATTATTTATATTAAATTCATATGACTTTATATATTGATGTTATATATCATTCTGTGGTAAAGTTAAGCCTAATTCACGACGAGCACTAATATATGCCCCGTACATTAGCACCAACTAAATTAAACCATGATCTTGATCAGTGGTTAGAAGACAAGAAAGCAGAAACAGGTAGCTCTTATAGCCAGATCGCAAGGGATGCACTACGCGCAGCAATGGAAAAAGACAAACGTAAAAACAAATGGGGGATATATTAATGATATATATAGGAAGTTTAAGACGGTTTTTATTAATGCCTTTCTTATGCAAATGGAATGCTTGGGTTCGAGATACAACCGCAAAATATGAAGGCACATGGTTAATTAGAGTACACAAAAACAAATAGGTGATATATGAAAAAACAATATTGGGCATTATACAACGCCAGCACTTTATGGACTGTTGAACGAACACAGCAAGAATGTAAAAAAATAGCAATCCAAGCAGCCGGTGAAGAGTGGGCTAAATGTAAAAAGTATTTTGATATTATTAAAGTTACCGTTAAGCCAGTAGATAAATAACACATTATTATTTAGCTGTAGTATAATGTAGTTGTAGTAAGGCGCGTGGTAACGTCTTTAGAAAGTTTGAGGTTTGTAAGGGTTATTCAATAACAGGTTCAGAGGCTCGGAATTACAAGCCCCTAAACTGCCTTTACCAACTGGGCTTGTTATTAAATAGCCCTTTTTTGTGTCTGATAAGTGAGAATTACAGGCCGCAACTGCCAGAAATGGGATAGCGCGGACACAACCTTTCTAAAGCCCATAGGCTGTATTGATAAGAGTAAAGTTTATTGAAAGCTGCTATAAGGCTCAAAGCTTGATTAGCAGTACCAGATATAAATGCTGTTGGATAGGTGGGAAGAATTGTTAGCGCATTCTCAACCCCGTAAAAGTCTCCTATCAAGCTAACCAGCACTCTTTTCAATACAGCTTATCCCCCGTTTTGCTGCTCGGTTCCTTCGAAGCAGTACAGGTTTACACCGAACAAAACGAAACCTACCTGAAACCTTTAAATCTTAAATGGCAAATTACGCCACGCGACCGTTAATTAATTGCTCTAGCCAGACAAGGGAAACCTTTTAAGGCAAACTATGCTACGGCATACGGATGAATAGGGGAGCATGTAATCGGTATGTATCTCAACTGATTGCATTAAACAGCGACCATATGACAGAAATTTCTTTTATTAGGGAAGGCGTCCGGTAAGACGATAAACTATTCGCTGATAAGAATTGATTAATGTGCTGATACGATAATAATACAAGGTAGGTTGAATGGCTAAGGTCATCAGACCCTATCATAGACCCCTTATACTTAAAGCAAAGGAAGTCATTATGATTAAGCTTTTAAATATAGATTGTATGGAGTATATGAAAGGCTTAGAAGAAAATGCTTTTGAGCTGGCTATAGTTGATCCGCCTTATGGTATAGGTGAAAGTGGAGGCAATGAATCAAGGAATAGAGTAAAAACTAATAACTATTTAAAAAAGAATTGGGATAAGTCAGCGCCAAGCCCTGAATATTTTATTGAACTGCAGCGAGTTAGTAAAAATCAAATAATATGGGGCGCTAATCACTTTATGCAAAACTTGCATCTTGGCTCGCCTTGCTGGATAGTTTGGGACAAATTAACCGGAGGCAGTGATTTTGCTGATTGTGAGCTAGCTTATACAAGCTTTAAGTCTGCAGTTAGAAAGTTTAAGTTTATGTGGTCTGGAATGCTGCAGGGTGATATGAAAAAAAAGAATTACGCATACACCCAACACAAAAGCCCGTTAAGCTCTATGAATGGCTATTAGCCAACTACGCCAAAGAAGGCGACAAGATACTTGATACGCACTTAGGAAGCGGCTCAAGCGCTATTGCAGCGCACTACGGCGGTTTTAAGTTTGTAGGTTGTGAATTAGACGCTGATTATTATAAAGCGGCACAAGCACGTTTTGACAAAGAAACCGCGCAGCTAGATATATTTCAATAAAACATTGATTAATGTAATACAAGTAGTACAATGTAACACATACACACATAACAGGGGTTACAGGATGGCTACAGAATTAAAGACATTTAGATTTGATATAGATGTATTACAGCGCATAAGAGATATCTGCAAACGTCGAGGCGACTTGTCTTATCACATTAACGAAGCATTGCGCGAATACATTGACAAGACTGCAAAGCCTGAACCGGTCAAGCCAGTGGTTAATAAGCAGATAGTAAATGACAACGGCGATGTTGATGCCATAATTGATTATCTTAATGATTGTGCTCAGACTAAGTATCGACACACAGACACAAATCGAAAGCTGATTAACGCAAGGTTAAAGGATTACAGCACGTCAGAGGTTTGTGATGTTATTGATAAAAAGTGTGGCGAGTGGAAAGGAACGGAGATGGCTCGATACTTGCGACCGTCAACATTGTTTAACGCTACTAAGTTTGAAGAATACCTGAACCAAAAAATCATTGAGGGTAACAAAAATGGAACCAATCAATTTCAACCTAAGCGCAAAGAAAGCGCAATCGAAGGACTATACCGAGAACAAGCCGCAATGGACGCCAAACGAGAAGCATCTCGAAATAATGGAACGGTTATGGATTCGGATGGCTCAATTATATCCACTCAAGTTTATAGCAGCACAGGGGGCGCACATTGAAGATGGACAATATACCGAGAATTTTAAAGGCTGGACTAACGAGCTTGCACACTTTGACGCTAAAGAATGGCGGCGAGCTTATACGCGCATTGAGCACGATATTAAAAAAGCAGCGCAAGAGGGCAAGGAAAGTTGGCCACCAAGTTCACTGGCAATTGTGGCTTATGCGGAACCAGGTATTGGGGAGCGCAGTTTTAAAGCGTTTGATCGAGCGACAGCAGTGGAAGACCTCACAAAAAAAGAAGAGAGATACGAGGCAGGCAAAGAGCAATGCAAAAGCTTATTATCCCTATTCGAATGATAATACAACGATGCACGAAAGACTAACTAACACAGATTGGAGCAAATAATAATGTATGACATGATTATAGAATCAGTTGAGAATGAATTTATTGTTAGAGATGGCAATGGTAGTGGAATGTTGGGTAAAAAATGGGCTTTTGAAACGCCAAAGGCTTTGGCAGCGTTTCTTCATGAGTGGGGTGTTAGCATACAAATCGATAGAGATAAAAAGGATAATAATAATGAATAATATTAACGGCGAAGTACCGCACGATTATGTGAAGTATCGACAAGGGCCGAGAACGTATGCGCTTTGGCAGGTAAACGGCGAATGGATAACATCAACCAAGACAAATTACGAAGTTTATAAGATAGCTAAGAAACGCACACACGATGAGGAAGTGAGGAAGGCAAGGGCAAATGGTACAATTAAGCCAAAGAGTTTATTTAATAAAACAAATAGAATTACATACATGCAGGCTTTAAAAGCAAAAAAATTAATAGAGTCGGGCGCATCTACATATAAAATAAGCAAAGATTACGATGTAGATTATAGGGTAATTACTAGAGCAGTAAAGCTAGCTGATGAATTTGGACCAAAGGGGTTTTATAGATATGGATAATATATTAAACACATTACAGAAATTTGATGTTTATGAATATAAAGCAGATGGCTTTGGTTCTTGTTTGTTTAGCGAAGGGGTCACTAGAGTTTTTGGAGAAAACAAAGTTATTATTGCAGATGGCTTTAAAATATTTGCTAGCGTTCAGCCTCTTCATAAAAAAGATGGCCTTAAATTAATTGGCTATATTTATAAATCAGAGGAATAGCCCATGGATAAGCAACCAACAGTCACATTAAACAATTGTTTTATTAAGATACGCCAAGAGAGCCGTGAGGAGATAGACGCGCAAACAAAAGCATTTTTAAAAGGTGGAGGCAAGATAGATAAAAAGCCAGACAGTCACTCAAGTTATGATGAAGCCAAAGTAGACAGTAAATTCAATAAAAATGGTCTTTAATGAGATACGGCATATTAGTATTAAGCACAATCATTATCTATTATATATTCACGATAGATATAACACCGCTAACCAGGTTGATGTAATGACACAAAGAAAACTAACAAGAACAGATGTGGCCATGATTTTAGAGCTTAGATCATGCGGAATAGCGCTTAAAACAATCGCGTATCATGTATGGGGCATCAAAGAAGATACTCTGCGCGGTCAATTAAAAACATGGAAAGCAATTTAGGGGAATAATTATGGACGCATTAATAAAAAGAATTATTGAAGAAGAAAAAGCAAAAGAAAGTCTTTGTGGGTGTCGAGGTTGTAGCAACAAAGCAACGCATACTTGGAGCGGACACCCAACTTGTGATGATTGCGGAACCCCAAGTAGGAAGAGCGGCAAAAGCCCAACAATGCCAAACTTAACAAGCTTTTAATAAGGATTAATCATGGTAGATATAGTACAGATAAAGAAGCGCACTAATAAAGACGCTATTCAAATGCTACAGGAGTACATAGTATTAATTGAATCAGGCCGAGTTATTGACATTGCGTTAGCTTTTGTAACAGATGAGCACAGCATAGGATATGAGGCCAGCATGGGAGAGCAGGGAATTTTGCTAAGTGCTGCAATACATCAAGCCGATAAACAATTTGACCCCACAAGTTAAATGTAATTAATTAACCTAAAAGCTTTACATTCTCTGTAATTGCTGTAAAATACTTTACATCAACTAACAAAAGAGAGCAAAGCATCATGACTTTACTTGGCAATACAACTGCAAACAAAATAAAAGAAATTGCAAATAATCCTGCTAATCCATTATTTAGAGAGTTACGGTTTAAAACTAGCAGGGCGCAAGATGGCACTTGCATGGTTATTGATACAACAATAACTAACTACTTTGATTCACAAGTGCGCTTTGGCTTAATTCAAGACGATGCTGAATTAGCTTGTTTTGAGTTAAATGTTAGGCATTCGATATAAATAAAATCTTACCTCATGTAAGTGCCTCCTTAATTGGGGGCTTTGTGGGTAAAAACCACAGGATTATAAAATGACTGAATTAACACCAATCAAAGATTACATTGACGCACATGCAGATGGCAACCAAGCAGCGTTTGCCGATAGCCTGCTAACTTACAAGGGCAAGGAAGTAAGCCGACAGTTGCTTAGAGATTGGCAGCTAGAGGGCCCGCCTAAATATGTAATAGATGGCAAGGTTGTACGTTTAGTTGCTGAAATAATTAAATAGGGGTAGATCATGTTTATAACATACGTTACAGAGCAAGCAGTAGAATTTTTAAAGGTTAGTAATTTTAAAGCAGCAAAAAACACAATAATGGCCGATTGTAATGACCGGCCTCAATTGCTTAATATGAGGTTGCTTGAAGTTAAACACGAGCTTACTAACAGTATAACGGGCTTAGGGATGCATCATACAAATGCTAGGTTTCAGTCATTATTCAGCAACAAGGAATAAATCATGAAAAAGTTATACGAACCAGATTTTATAGCCTCCGCTATAAGCGATTTTCAAGTAGTCAAGCCAAACCTAGCAGGCGATCCATTCACACGCGCCGAGTTTATCCGCATTGATACAGAGAACCATATGCTAGAGATTAACAAGGCATATATCAGCGGTGATCGAGAGCGCTTTTTTGCACTATTTCAAGTTATATTTAAACAGGAGAACCCAGAGCATGAGTGAATTATTTATGACAATAGGTGAAGATTTGCCGGTGCTAGTTGATTACGATTATCAGCCAGAAGAATCAGGTAATGAAGAAACGCCACCAGTTGCTGAAGGCGTGACAATAAACGCCGTGTTTGTAGGTGATGCAGATATTAAAGATATGATCAAGCAAGAGTATATCGACGTTATAGCACAAGCCGTATTTGATAGCTTTGATGAGGAGCTACAAGAGCCAGAGCGTGATGATGAATACATTGATTAGGGGAATATCATGATTGCATTAACTAGCAAGATAGCAAGACAGATCACATACGACACAAGCCAGCGATCAGAAGTTATGCGCTGCGTAAGATACTGGGCGGCTAAATCTTTAGAACCAAAAACAGCGGCCGAGTTATCAGGTCAATCATATTATTTAGATTCTTATGCTTTTAATCGAAGATTGCCAGAGCTAGAATTAATGGGCCTAGTCAAAAGCAGCGGCACACGCAAAGAGGGCCGTATATGTGAGGTCAAAGGTACTAAGTGTATGACCTGGTCATTAGTCGTTAAGGCGGTTGCATAATGAAAGTGCTAATAGCCTGCGAGTATAGCGGACGAGTACGGGACGCTTTTATAGCCATGGGTCACGATGCTATTAGTTGTGATTTATTACCTAGCGAAATACAGGGCCCGCACTATCGAGGCGATGTATTCGACATTATAAATAATGGTTTTGATTTAATGATAGGCCACCCGCCTTGCACTTATTTATCAAATTCTGGCGTTTGTCATTTGCACAAGGACGCTGCGAGGTGGCCATTATTGTTTGATGGCGCGGAGTTCTTTAAAAAATTGCTTAATTCAAATATACCAAAGATAGCTATTGAAAACCCAATAATGCATAAATACGCAAAACAGATTATAGGATGCGGCCAGCAAAGCCAGGTTATACAGCCTTGGATGTTTGGGCATACCGAGCAAAAGGCTACTTGCTTATGGCTTAAAGGTTTGCCATTACTGACTGAAACAAATAATGTTAGAGAAGCGATGATGCTATTGCCAAAAAGTGAGCGCCAAAAAATGCACTGGTTACCGCCATCACCTGATCGATGGAAAATAAGAAGCACAACTTATAAAGGGTTTGCAAGCGCAATGGCTGCACAATGGGGAGCACTGTAATGGCTGGACAGTCACACACATTAAACAGCGATCACACAGAGCTTGCATTTATTGGGTGGGTTAAGGCATTACGTAAAGAGCATAAATACATTACGTTTGACTATCCAAAGATAGGGGCAGAGCGATCTTTATCAAGCAATGCTTTATCTCATGTTTGGTATGCGTTTGCAGATAAGATGCTAGACAGCCATGAATCAGGTGACGCCCGGCGTTATTGTAAGTTACATTTTGGCGTGCCAATGCTTCGCGGTGAGTCTGACAAATACCGAGAAGATTATAACAAGTATTTAATGAATTTTGAGTATGAAGATAAGATTAAAATTATGGATTATTGGCCCGTTACGCAGCGTATGAGCCGAGATCAAATGAATAGATACCTAACATCAGTGCAGTATTACTTCGCCACCGAGCACTATCTACCGCTTGAATCATGCGGTGAATTTAAAGCAGCACAGGATAAAAAACGCAAATAACACCATACAACACAGAGGATAAAGGCATGGCAAAGTATATAAAAAAACCAGTAACAATTGAAGCTTGGTTGTGGGACGAATCAAAAAAAAACTTAGCTAGCATTGGTTGCAATCTAATGAGTAGTGAAGGGCACACGAATTACCCTGACTTATGTAGTGAATTACGCATAGAAACATTAGAAGGAACAATGAGCGTTAATAAAGGTGATTACATAATCAAGGGCGTTAAAGGTGAATTTTACCCATGCAGGCCAGATATATTTGAGCTTACTTATTACACTGAACAAGAATACGCAGAGATTCATACAACACAGTAGAGGATAAGACAGTGAAGGCTAAGAAGTGCAAGCAATGCAAAAACCCAGTAGTAGACGAAAGCATAGCAATCCGAACGCCTTTATTTATATTCTGTTCGTTTGAGTGTGGCAAAGAGTACGCTGTAATCAAATCTAGGGCAGCTAGGAAGCGATTAGACAATAAGGCCAGTAAAGCAGTAAGGGCAAAGCATGCGATAGACAAAAAAAGCGTTAAGCGCCGGTCTGATTGGTACGCAACATATCAAGCGCTAGTTAATCAATGGGTAACAAAGGTACGCGATGTTGATGAGGCTTGCTGTACTTGTGGCACTCGTAAGCCTGATATTAAGTATGATGCCGGTCATTTTTATACGGTTGCAGCTAGGCCAGATATTCGCTTTAATACTATGAACATACATAAGCAATGCAATCAAAATTGCAACGTGTACGGCTCAGGAATGCGGCTAGAGTATAAGGAATTTATTATTGGTCGATATGGTCAATGGGCATTAGACGAGCTTACGCTTGAAGGGAAGCCGCTTAAAGATCAATTCCCTACATGGTCAGACATTGAAGATGAGATTAAAAGATACAGAAAGATTTTAAGGGATGCAGGTATTAAACCTTGTAGATAATTAGAGGTTGTTACTATAGTGCTTGCATAGTAAAATAGTGATATTAAATCAACTTAATTTGTGGTATTAGATATGTCTAGCAGGTTTGGCAAAGTTAAGCAGCATAAAGTTGCATACTTTAGAACTAAGCATTGGGTAACAAGGTCAGTTAACAGGTTGTTAGCTCAGTGCGATAGATACAATAAGCATGGTTTATTTAATGAAATGTATTAAATGCTAATTACGGTTAATCGATTTACATCTGACAATGACGCGACACTATCAATGATAAGTATTGATGGTGTTTTTGAGTGTTTTGGCTTAGAAAATGAGCATAGAATAGATAAAGTACCTGGTGAAACTAGAATACCAAGAGGCTTTTACAGTATAAATCTTAGGACTGTAGGCGGCTTTCACGCTAATTATAGCGGTAGATTTCCACAATTTCATGAAGGTATGCTGCAAGTGATGGATGTGCCAAACTTTGAGTACATACTAATACACGTAGGCAACACAGACGATGATACGGCAGGGTGTTTGCTTACTGGTTGCAATGCTAATACATCGCCAAGTTTGTCAGTAGGTTACAGCTTAAAAGCTTACAAGCGGATATACAGCAAAGTAATAGAAGCGGCTAAGGCCAAAGATCTTACAATAGAATACTGGGATAATGACTAATGAGCTGGTTTACAAGTTTAATAACAGGCGGTATAGGCGGTAACATTGAGCGTATTGCATCTGAATGGATACAAACCAAGAAAGAAACAGAAGAAGCCAAAACAATTATGATTAAGGCATTAGACCCAAACGGGGTAATGCGTCGAGAAATAAGCAGGACTGTATGTAGGCTTTACACGGTCTACATTGTTATTACTGCAATACTAATTATGTTTCAAGCATTCGACATAAGCACGATAGTTGTGATTGAGGGTGTTGAGCATAGGTCTGTAGATCTAGCAGTAACAAGCCTTACTGATTTGTTTACACCAATCACAGCATTATTTGGTTCAATCGTCACAGCAAGCTTTGGCGTTAATGGTTTAAACAGTTACAAAGGTAAATAACATGGCATACAGTAAACCAAAAAAGCAAAAGACTCGCAAAGATAAAGACAAAGACAAGAAAAAAGACAAGTAATGCAAATACGTCTAGCTATCTGCTTTATTCTATTGATTGAGTGTATAACCTATGCTCAGAATCATACAGAGGGCATCTATCTAAACTGGCTGTATATTCTATACGCTTATATATCAATCGCATTCAGCATGTTAGCTCGTAAATATAACTATACATCAATGTACGCTTATCTATTATTTGCAACGACATACATGATTTTTGCATTTTTTGATACTCTTGTAGAATTTAACGTTATACTAAGCGACAGAATCATTAGTGATAACTATGTGGATGTTATGGTCACGCTAATAGCAATTTTAATAATATTGAGCTGGTATGATAGAATGGATACAATCAAACACGGAGCTTATAGCGTTATGCCTAAGCCTATCACCAATCCCAATTTACATAGCTAGGTTTTTGTATGAGCGTTACAAAAGAAGAATTGCAAATTGCCGTCGACCTTCTAAGCAAAAAGATAGACGATAACAATACGAAGGTCATTGATAAATGGGATAAGCTTGCCGACTCAATTAGCGGCATGAACGTCAACATAGGTAAGTTCATAGAAAAGTTTGACCACCAGGAAGAGGCAAACTCTAGATTAAGTAACGACATTACAAAGATTGAGGATAAGCAGCACAATATGTCAATTGATATAGTGGAGCTTAAGACTAATCAAAAGAACAGCAAAAACTTTTGGGATAAATTCGGCGTACCGATAATGCTTATGGCATTTGCGGGACTATCAGCAATCAATTATTTTAAAGTAGCAGGCACTTAATGCTAAGGGGTTGCAGTGACAACAACAACGTTCACAATTAACCGTGATGGTGCGGTTGATGGTGATCAGCCATTCAATTGGATGGCTATAGGGCTAAAGCCTTAACAGGATATATGGGCCACACGATCAGGCTTAATTGATCGGCTAAGTAGAGAGAAAGATTATGAAAACATTAGGTAACACTGATCAAGATGCATGTCGTAAAAACGTAAGTGATGTTGTTATATTTGGTGAAGATGCATTTAAGCTAATATCAAAGGCATCTAGCGTAAAAGAAGGGTGGATGAAAAGCACTAAGGCTATGGATGTTGGGTGCGGCTGTGTTGTACAAGTAACAACTCAGCAAACAAACCCTGATGGCTCTTATTCTTGTGCTGAAGCATTAACTTACGTTCCTGATGTTGCAATAAATGTAAGTTATATAGATAATAAAGTTGTATCTAGGTGGCTAAAAAAATGAGCTTTGGTAAACCTACAGAGGTGCAAGCCATTAAATATGCAGAATCATTTGTTTTATATGGAGATAAGACTAAAGCGATAAGGGCGGCATTCCCAGACTCAAAAGCATTGCCATCATCGTTAAGTACAAAGGCTAAACATTTTCATAAGTTAGTCCAAGTACAGTCCATGATTGACCTTCTGCATAGCAGCATTACAGGAGAGGCCGAGGAAGACGCTTTATACAGCGCTAGGGAGGCGATTGACGATCTATCTATAGCAATGAAGATGTCAAAGGATTTAGAGCAGCCAAGCCCTTATATTGCGGCTGTTATGGGTAAGTCTAAGATTGCAGGATTATTGATTGACCGTACTGACAATAAGCATGGCGGTGGCGATAAGCCAATAGAAATAGCGGGGGTTCAATTTGTCGGGGTCACTGTTAAAGATTGAGTGCGTTGATAAATTAGGCGTACTACTACAAAAGAAAAAGCGCATCAAAGTATTAGTGGGTGGCCGTGCGTCGACTAAGACTATATTTGTTGCTGATTATGTACTGTCGCAAGTGATGGCAGGCCAGCGTTGGTGTTGTGCCAGAGAGTTTCAAAACTCTATTGATGATTCAGTACACCAAACATTATTAGATGAGATAGATCGACTAGAGATACCGGGCTTTGAGCCTAAGCGAACAGAGATAGATCATAGCTCAGGTGGACGAGCATTTTACAAAGGCCTAGCACGTAACATAACATCGCTGAAAGGTGTTAATGCTAATGGATTATGGATAGAAGAGGGTGAAGGTTTATCAGCGCAGACACTAAAGATATTGACCGCATCGATACGAGTTACCCCTTTAGAGGCTAAAGAAGCCAAGCTTAAAGGCGAGATTATAGAAGCCCCTGAGATATGGGTTACAATGAACAGAGGATCAAGGTCAGATCCGGTGGCTAAGAAGCTATTGGCGAGGGCCGAGAATGAGTTAGCAAGATGCGGTTATTATGAAGACGACCTTATGATAGTGATTGAGGTCAATTATAATGATAACCCATGGTTTGCAGACTCGGGTTTAGAGGTTGAACGGTTAGACGACAAAGAACATTTAAGTTTAGCTGAGTATGAAAGTAAGTGGTTAGGCAAGTATTACGATCAGGTAGACGGCTCTATTATTAAGCCTGAATGGTTTGACGCCTGCATTGATGCACATAAGCGGCCTCACTTGCAGAACATATTTAGGGAGGAAGGCGCAACAGTAGCGGCACACGACCTATCAGGTATGGGCGGCGACTCTAAAGGCTTTGCTAGTCGTACAGGATCAATAGTTAAGCGAGTTGTTGAGTCTTATGTGGGTGAAGTAGATGAAGGTGTTGATTGGGCTATAGCATTGGCTAAGTCAGAAGGTGCAGATTGTTTTGTTTGGGATGGCGATGGAATGGGCGCAGGCTCAAAGAGTCAGATTGACAAAGCATTCAAAGGTACGCCCACTAGCTATCATATGTTTAAAGGCTCTTTGTCTGGTAGAGGCCAAGACGACGCACTAAAAGAGTTTAGACCTGCTAAAGGTAATGCTGAAGCTGTTTATTATTATCAGCAATTTAAAAACAACCGGGCACAGTTCTACATCGATAAGTTAGCACGACGAATATACAACACGTATCGATGTGTAGTAAGGGGAGAGTACATAGACCCTGATGAAATGTTAAGCATTGACTCTGACGGAGTTGATGACATGGACGCTTTAAGATCTCAGGTCTGTAGAGTGCCACGAGTAAAGAACAACAACGGTCTTGAACAGATAATGGCTAAGGCTGATATGAAAAAGAATGGCATAGAGTCGCCAGGTGGAGCAGATTCATTAATGATGTGCTTATACCCTTACTCTACTGTAAATGACGACTTTGAAATGGAATATAAATCCTTATGGTGATCAAGTGAAATACGATGACATAAAGAAAGTAAACGAGCTACTTGACGAATCCAAAGAAGCAGAGAGTGATCTGCGTGATATGGTTCGTGAGTGTCATAACTTCTTAGATAAGCGTGATGGACAATGGGAGCCTGAAATCATACGCAAGATGACGGGTCGCCCTCGTTATACGTTTGATAAATGTAATCCTGTTGTTGACGGTATTGCCGGGGAGATTGAGGGCGCAGATTTTGGCATTCGTGTCATGCCTTCAGGCGGCAGCGCTACAAAGCCGATTGCTAAGACTTATGACGGATTGATTCGTAATATACAGACGATGAGCAATGCTAGCCATGTTTATAACTCTGCTAGCCGGTCTATGGTTGAAGCCGGTCTTGGTGGTTGGGAGATTTACACAGACTATATTGATGCGGATTCGTTTGATCAAGATTTCATTATTAAATGGATCTCTAACTATGAGGATAGAGTCTGGTTTGATACTGCGGCAACTATGCAAGACATGAGTGATGCTAATCATGTGTTCATTCTAGATAACATAACACCAGATGATTATGATGAGCGCTTTCCTGAAGGATCAAAGGCATCAATAGGCAGTAATAGAACATGGGAAAGCTACGAGTATAAGCCCGATTTTATTACTGTAGGCCGCATACTTTATAAAAAGAGTATGGATCTTGAATTAGTATTAATGTCAGATGGTGCAGTGTTTGAAGATAATGACGATTTTAAAAAGGTTGTTGATGATAAAGCAGCGCAAGGCATAACTGAGAAAGGTAGGCGTAAAAAGAAAGGCCATAAGGTAATGAGCCGTATGTTTGACGCCACTGCATTTTTAAATGATGCACAAGATACAGTGTTTAAAGATTTACCTATCGCTCCGGTATTTGGAAATTTTAAAGTCAGAGAAGGTAAGATTCTATATCGTGGCGCTATTGAAAAGCTAATGGATGCACAGCGCACTTATAACTATGCTCGCAGTCGTGAGATTGAAGATGTTGCACTATCGCCACCTGCTGTTACTTGGGCCTCAAGGGTTCAGCTAACCAATGTTGCAGACCGTAAAGCAGCGGAAGAGATGAGCGTTAGCGCAAAGCGTGTTTATCTTTATACGCCAGATCCTGAATCTCCAGGACCACCAATGATGACAGGTGGCCCAACTGCTAGTCCTGGAGTGCAACAGGCCGCATTAAACAGCCTTAGCGATATACAAACCAGCTCAGCGCGAGCACCTTTGCAGAATGGCGATATAGAGCAAAGCCTATCAGGCGTGGCAATCAATGCACTTAATAGCCGGTCTGATACTGCTACCATTAAATATTTTAAGTCTCGTGAAATAGCACAATGCTACACAGCTAAAGTATTAATCAATGCTATACCTAATCTTTATGACTCATCATCACAGAAACGCATCTTAAATGAAGATGGGAGCTATGAAATGATTGAGCTTAATGAGATGACTGTAGACGAGAAAACAGGTCAACCAGTATTTCTTAATGATTTATCACAGGGTAAGTATGATGTAACTTGTGAAGTGGGTGATATGTTTGCCAACCGACAGCAAGAGACAGTTAAAGCGCTTAACGAGTTATCAGTAGTAGTGCCGGGCTTAGGTGAGATGACCGCAGATATTATGCTGCAAAACATATCGGCTCCAGGTGTTGAGATTGCTGCCGAGCGTGTGCGTAATCGCATGTTACAAAGTGGCGCAATACCAGAGTCGCAATACACCAAAGAAGAAAAAGAACAACTACAGCAAGCTATGCAAGCGGCACAAGGGCAAGAGAAAGAATTAACCCCTGATGAGAAGATTGCACAAGCAGAGGTTGAACGTGTAATGGCTGAGACTGCGGACGTACAGAACAAGGGCGTACTGAAGCAAGAAGAGCTTAGAATCAAAGAGCAAAAGGATTTGATGGACGCACAAAACAAAGCCGATAAGCTTGATATGGAAGAGCTTAAGCTGATGATGAGCCAACAAGCGCAACAGTCTAAGCAACAGCAAGAGTTTATTGAGGCTAATGTTAAAGGTCAAAGCCAAGTGTACGAAGCATTAAATATGCAGGCACGAACACTTAAGCTGATTACTGATTCAATGGGCGCTAGCTCTGTAATAGCAGGGCAGCAAGTTGAGCAAATTGATGAGCAACAAGACGAGATTGATCAGCAATAGGAGTAAGAAATGTCTGATTTTATAGAGTACAAGGATCTAGCAAAGGTTTATTTAGAAGCCTTTGAGTTGCAAAGAAAGGAGTATTTAGCAAATTTAAAAGAAGGTGAAGAGCCGTTTTCTGGAGGGATTTTGGAATGGAATGAATTGCAGCGAAATTTAAGGTTAAAAAGGCAGCTATGAAAACATTTACAGCGCGAGACTTAAACGAGAAGCGGCAAGAGATACGCGAAGAGATACAGGATGGCGGGTGTATCATTCAATACAAACACCATGATCGCAAGATAGAGTTTGAGGCTGTCATGATACCGCTAGATTACTTTGAAGAGCTTGTTACGGCATGTGATAGAAGCTCTTAACTAATGTCGACAACTAAGCATTTATAACCATTAAATATACTAAAACCTATTAATATACAATGACTTAAGTATGTCGACCATAAGCCCTTGATTGAGGGCTTTTATTTATATATACTGAGGCACAGTTACACACTAAGGAGTAAGTAATGGAAGATTTTTTATTTTTATTTTTGTTAACTTGTATTGGCTTTTTTGTGTTTGTAGTGATGGCTATAATATTTGCTAAAGCTGCACTTTATTTTAAAGGGTTTTTGGCGGGGTTTAAGCCTGTCAAGGTTGATGAAGGATTTATGATTTATATATTGATAGACGCAAATGATGACAACAACCGAGAAATTATTGATGTTTGCTCATCGTTAGAGCTTGCAGAAATAGAAAAGCTTAAGCTGCAAAATAAAAGAATTGGGTCTATTGGTGTTTATGAAATAGAGGGGTATGAGATTTTATGAAGACATTCACAGCTAGAGACTTAGGCCGCAAACGTGGCGAGATACGCCAGGCTGTTAAAGATGGTGGCTGCATAGTGCAGTATAAGCACAGTGATCGCACATTAGAAATGGAATGCGTAATGGTTCCTATGTGTGATTGGCTTGAAAATAAAAGGCATAAGGGCGTAGAACAAAAGTATTTAGCTATGCTTCAAATGAATGAGGCTTTAGCTCGAAAACTAAGAAACGACCCGCGCAAACAATGCGAATGTATTGTATGGGATGGTACTACTTGCCTTAGGCCTGCTGCATGGCTTACAGAGAAGAATGAGTTGCTGTGTGATCTTCATGGCGGCTTATGCAAATACCCTGACCCTATTGGGTATGTGGGGGAGCCATCGACTAAAGGCATAGAAATAGTGAACACTAAAGACAATCCATACATTGTTACTTAGGAGTAAATCATGGATAAAGATATTTTACTAAAAGATGTGTTGTTAAATGTCACGCCGGTAAAAGATTGCGATATGGTTTTAGAATGTAATCACGGTCTTTATCGTTTATATATTTATAAAGAAACAGACCCTACTTGCTTTTATGCCGTTGCTTTAGAGTGGAATGGTTGTGAGTCAGATGGAGATATTTGGGCATGCGAGAAAGCTACAGTTACACCATTATTTAATTGTGTAGCATATTTTGATGGAGTTAGGCATTTAGAATTCAATCGTGAATCTGAAAATCAAGCCGGTTATATATACTACCCAAACATAGAAGGCATTTGCGAACTATTTTCAAAGTTGAGAGAGGTAGAAAAAGAGCTGAGCCCATGTTGCGACTAAAAGCAAACCAGTTAACCCCTAAGCCCTCATTCGAGGGTTTTTTTATGCCCCCACTATAAATACTATTTATGTGTTAAACGGTTTCTATTTCTTTTACTTATGTGATAATGCTTTTATAGGTACGTGACCTTTTCGCGTCTAAAGAGTAAATATTATGAGTGAGCTACAGGAAGGCGGCATTGGTATTACATATGACAGCGACGATCAAGACGACGTAACTGAGCCAGAAGTTTTAGCAGAAGCAGCCGAAGAATCAGAGTTAGCACCTGATAGCCCTGAAGAGGGTAAAGAAAATACAGATCAAATCGCAAAAGTAGATGGTGTTGAAGTTGAAGGCCCGGACGGGTTTAAAAAAGCAATTGATAAACAGCATCGCAAGTATCGAGAAGAGCAGAGAGCCAGGCAAGCTTTAGAACTACGTATTAAAGAGTTCGAAAGTAAGCAAGCCCCTGCAACAGAAAGTATTGATGTACCTGCATTACCTGATTCATGGGATGAAAACTATGATCAGAAAATGCGAGACAGAGACGCAGCTTTAACCCGCAAAGCTAATTCTGATTATCAAGTTCAACGTGATAGAGAAGATGAAGCAACAGCGCAACAAAAAGCCCAGCGTGAATCATACGAAAAGCAGCAAGAACTACAGACTAGGTTTGTTGATTCTGGCAAGAAATTAGGCGTAGATGAGAAGAGTCTAGGCCGTGCTGAAGATGTATTGGTTAAGGCGGGCGTTGGTGGCTATTTAGCTTCTGAGATCCTAGAAGACGATGACGGGCCATTAATCGCTTTATATTTAGAAGCTAACCCAATGGATCTATACGACTTAATTGATATACATAATGCCAACCCTACAAAGGGTGGATCATTTCTATCAGGTATTAAGACAAAGGCAGCAGCGCTTAGAAAGAAGTCAAGTAACGCGCCACCTCCAGCCGATAGAACAGATGGCAAGGCAGCAGCAGCAAAAGATCGTGGCCCAAGTGGTGCGACTTTTACATAAATTTAAGGCTACGGTAGCCTCAAGCCGTTCAAGTATATTTAGCTACAGAAAGTATTGGCCTTAGCAACCAGTTAATTATTTAACCTTAATTTTAATTTATTGGAGGCCAACCATGGCTAATAACTTTGAATCGAACATTACGCGCCCACTGGCGAAAGTGTTTCTTGAAAAATTCGATAGTGAGCGTGTTCTTACTAAAAACATTGACACACAACTTTTACAGGGTCGCTTTGATCCGTCTACTGGTGAGACTGTTGATTTTAAACGTCCTACCGATTACAAATCAATTCGTACAGCAGCCGGTGATATTTCCGGTGAGACTAAAGACGACATTATAACTGGTAAAGCATCTGGTACGGTACAAAACTACTTTACTGTATTTGTAGACTTTAAAGAAGCTAACGAAGCCCTTAAAATGGATCAGCTTGATCAATTGCTTGCACCTATGGCAACACGTATTAAAACTGACCTAGAGCTAGACTTTGCTGGATTTATGATGGCTAACAGTGGTCTTAAATCAGGTACAGCAGGTACAGCCGTTACAACTTGGGATCATGTAGCAGCAGCCGGCGCTTTAATGCAGTCGTCTGGTGTTCCTATGGATGCCCCATGGTGTGCAGCCGTTAACCCATTTGTACAGATTGCTTTAGCTAGCGATCAGCGTTCATTAGGTGGAGAAACTGGTGAGAGTGGCGCTAACAAGCAAGCAACTATCAGCAATAACTTTGCAGGCATGAACGTTAAGTCTTGTACAACTCTTGCAAGCTTTACAACTGGCACAGGCGCAGATCGTACTGGTGCGGTCAATGGTGCTCCTACAGCGACTTACTTAGGCGCTAAGGACACTATGACTCAAAGCATTACAGTTGATGCGTTCCAGGCTAACTTAGTTGTTTCGGCTGGTGAGACTGTTACGGTTACTGCGGCATCCGGTGCAATTAATCGATTCAACTTATCTACTCGTCAAGCCATTATTGGTGCAGCGGGTGCGCCGGTTTTATGGACTGGTACGGTTACTGAGACGGTTACATTAAACGGATCTGGCGCAGGAACTTTAGTTGTTACCGGCCCTGCAATTTTTGAGGCTTCTGGTCAGTACAATACAGTGTCTCAAGCAATTGCCGATAATGACGTTATTGCATTAGGCGGGGCTGCAACTACATTGATACAGCCTAACTTGGCATGGCATCGTCAAGCGTTCTCAATGGGTTCAGTGCCTATTGAAAAGCTATACTCTACTGATACAGTTGCAACTACTGAAGATGGTTTGCAATTCCGTATCTCGAAGGGTGTAGGCTTTGAGCAAAACGTGCAGAAGATTCGAATTGACTTTAGACCTGCATACGGTGTGATGAACCCGTTTTTCGCAACTCAGTTCTTTGGTTAACCTTCGCTACCTTGGGGGTTAGAAAGCCCCCTTATTTTTAGGTGTATTATGATTGTATGGAAGCGACCAAGCTTATCTTTAATTACATTGCAAGATACTCCGAACATGGAGGCTTTTGCATTATCACAAGGTTGGGTTAGAAATGAAAAACCAGAAGCCAAAAGTCAAGAAAGTAAGAAAGCCAAAAAAAAGCAGCGCAATGAAAGGTCAAGGTAATGGAAACAGCGGGAACACTTATACTTGATGCGCTAAAAGAAATAGTTGCAATACCTGCTGAGGCTGCTGTAGATGCTTACAAAGCCCAAGCAGGTATATTTTATTTAAATTTAATGATGTTTGAGCTATCCGCTGTCGGTGTTAACTTGGGTTATACCACGGTCAATAGTTTAGGCGATACGATAACGGTTGATGACGGAGCTATTGAAGGCATGGTCAAAAACTTAGCGATAGAAATAAGCCCTTTATTTAAAGGCACACTAACAAGCACTGACCTATTTGAGCAAGCGGTAACTGGCTTAGATACGCTTAGGCAGATAGCTTATGAAAGTCCCGCAAATTCTCCGCTTTCTAGTAATCTACCGATTGGATCGGGCAACGAATACTGGAACACAGCACAATTCTTTAACGACCAAGATACGCCAATACTTACAGAAAATAATGGCAATATTGCCCCTGAGTCAGCATGAAAGCTAAAGATATAATTACCTTTGCATTTGCTGAGGTTGTGCAATCTAAATACAAGATAGAGCCTGTCAATTTAATCGATGGCTTACGTTATTTAAATCGCATGATGGCTAAGTATGACTCACAAGGCATAGTATTAGGTTATACAGCACTAACAAGCCCTGATGACCTTGTAACCGTACCTGACACAGTTGCTATGGGTATGGTCAAGAATTTAGCGCTAATATTATGGCCACAATACAACATAGGGCCAGTTAACCCACTAATTAAATTTAGTGCCAAACGTTCGCTTAATTCAATGCGAGCACAAGCAATTAACATTATTGAGCCTGCACAATTCCCAGCGACATTACCAGTGGGTTCGGGTAATTATAACGGTTTATATGGTGCTGATTTCTATACAAACGATCAGGGCCGCAGCGAATACTTAGGGGTTGAAGATGAGCAATAACACAACAAAGGGCGTTAAAAAAAGCGCTTTTACAGCTAGCGCAAGCATACCTTCAGGGGCGTACTTTGATTACACTTTTAACGGTCTTAACTATAAAGTTTTAGATAGTGATTTGATTTCAGCGTTAGGCGCTACAGGTACACTAGTTCAAGCGGGCCCGGCAACGGGTGCAAGTGCTGTCTTAGATGTATCGGGTACGATTAACCGCATAAGAAACATCACAAGCGGCTTTGGTATAACCTCAAGTATTAACTCAGAAAACGGCATTACTTTTGCCACTAATTTTAGCTACAACAATACAGGCGCAAGATTAGTTGATAATGCATCTGTATCTGCTGCGGTTTTTAGGAGCATTGTTGGCGGTAGTGGTATTGATGCAGTCGCATCTACTGGCTTAATAACTCTATCAGTTACATCAGGAACAAATGTGGTAGTGAGTACCATCGCAGACTTTCCTGATGCTGTTGGCGGTGTTATTACTTTAGCGGCCAACATTTCTTATCGACAAGTTAAAGACATCACAACGTCTAATCGATTTGTGTTTTCTGATAACTCATCATTGCAAGGCGATAGTGAGGTTAATACCTCTTTGACTTACACCGGCACAGGTAATATGTTTACTTGGGTTAATGCCAATGTGCATATAGAGCATATAACCATTAAAACTCCTAATGGTACAGTCTTTAGTGGATTAAATACCACAGACTCTACTTTTAAGTTTGATTGCGATGTAGTTGATTTCGATTGTAAAAACTTAGGCGCAATTGCTAAAACAAAGCAAATCAGATTAACCCGATGTGACTATGATGTAGCTACTCAAGGGTTCACATTTTCAGGTGACATGGGTTATATGTTAATTACTAATGGCTTTTCTGACATTGCTGCCGGCACTTTATTTAACTTAGTCACCTCAACTAGCGACGGTATAACCTTTGATAACATGGTAACGCGAGGGGCAAGCGGCGCTAAATTCTTAGATGGTGCGGCAAACAGCGCAAACATTAACTCAGGCGGCGTTGGTGTTTTAAATAATTGTCATGTTAAAGGCCCGTCCTTGCTTGGCTCTAATATTAATGTAAATAACGCTCGATTTGAATTTCAAGGCAATGATGAGGTGGCTAATACACGACCTGATGGCTTGTTAACTTTGATTGGTAACTCTACGGCAACAACTATTGCAGGCGCAGGCACAGCGGTATTAGTGGCAGGAACATGGGAAGTTGATACAGTTAGCCAATCGGTGGGTACAACCGCAGGACGCTATCAATACAAAGGCTCAAAGAATGCCAAGCTACCGATTATGGTTGATCTGACAGTAACCCCTGTTAGCGGTGCAGCTATCGCCATGAGTGCCTATATTGCAATTAATGGTAGTATTGTAGCTAGATCAAGACGAGCAGCACCATTGGCATCTGGTGGCCTTATACAAGTCATTAGTTTGCCTTGGCAGATAAACGCAGAAACTGACGATTATGTTGAGGTGTTTGTAGCCAACGATTCGTCAACAGTTAATCTTTTAGTGAGTAGCGCAGTAATGAGAATTAATTAATGAGAACTACTTTAGATATAGCGCAGGGTTTTTACGTATCTGATGCATTGCCTATTAGTGCTCAACAATGTATTAATTTTTACGTTAGCTTGCCGCAAACATCTACAATAACTGACGCAAATTTATTTAGCACTCCAGGCATTACAAGCTTGATAGATGGGGTTGACGGTGAGGGGTGTCGCGGTGCTCATGTATTTGCAGGAGCGCCTTATTTTGTTATTAATAATAGCTTGGTAAAACTTGTGAGATCTGTTGTTGACGGGAATGAATCTTTTACTAAAACAGTAATAGGTACAATACCCGGCGTACAGCGTGTTTACATGGCCGATAATGGTTTGCAGCTTTGTATAGTCTCTATTCCTGATACGGTAACAGCCGGTAAAAGTTTTATCTACACGTTAAGCAGCAGTGTATTAGTTGAAATAACTGATTCTGATTTTGACGGGCCTGCTGATTCTGTTGCTTATGCCGGTGGCTATTTTAGTTTTCACAAATCAGATGGTAAAAAGTTTTTTAATTCTAATCTTAATAACGGTTTAGCTTATGACGCTTTAGATTTTAACGTAGCTGAATCAGACCCCGATCAAATACGTGGTCAAGGTGTATTAAACGACCAACTCTATATATTTGGCTCAGAAACAATACAGCAATTCAGAAGTATAGGCCGAGTGCCAGCACCTTTTGCGCCTATTGTTGGCTCAACTATTGATATTGGCGTTACTGCCCCGCAGACTATTGTTAAGTTTGGCGGTGGATTATGCTTTGTTGGTGCTGGTGTTAATGAGTCACCCGCAGTATGGATCATCAAAGGCGGTCAAAAAAAGAAGATTAGCACCAACTCAATAGAAAACGAGTTCTCAAGATTAAAGATTGACACAATACCAGAGCAAGTATTTTCATGGGTTTACGCTGAATCTGGAGCTTACTGGATGGGCATTAGTGTGCCTGGTACGTGTTACGTTTATGATTTAGTTAACGAGCGATGGCATGAAAGGCAATCTATTGACGAATTTAAATTAGATCGTTATCGATGCACACATATGGTTAACGCTTACGGGCGAATTTTAGTAGGCGATACACAGACCGGCAACATTGGCGCATTAGATGAGGATCTATTTACCGAGTACGGTATTTTAACGCCTAGGTCAGTGACTTCAAGACCTTTTGATAATCAAGGCGATTCTGTCAGCGTGGCATGTATTGAGGCGGTTGTAGAGTCAGGCGTGGGCCTATCTAACGATGTTACTGTGTTGACCGGGCAAACAGCTAGAGGCGTTATTACTAAAGGTTCAGGCGGTGTAGATCCTCAAATAGTTTTATCTTGGTCTGACGATGGGGCGCGTATATTTTACGGCCATATACCTAGATCATTAGGCAAGATTGGCGAATATAATGTACGGCCTACATGGTCAAGATTGGGCGAGTTTCCAAGGTCTAGAGTTTTAAAATTTACAATATCAAGCCCGACTAAATCAACCATTATTAAAGTTGAGGCAGATATAGGATGAATGAAATACTACCACCTGTAATTAATGATATAATAGTTGAGAATGGTGTGCCTTCTGTCGCTTTCTACATTTGGATTCAGCAGATAACACAGGCCATACAAGCCCCTTTAACGGGGTCAGGAACACCGCAAAGCAATGTGATAGCTACAGTCGGAAGATGGTACGTAGACACCAACGCAAGCGCAGGAACGGGCATATACTTTAAAGAATCAGGCGAGGGCAATACAGGATGGGTTTTAAGATCGTAGATAACTTTTTATCAGACTTTGATAGCTTAAGAGATTATTGTGATCAAGTAAATTATGATGGTGTTACGAATCCAGAAGATAATGTTTTTTATGATGGTGTCACTTTAGACATCCCTGACGCAGTACAAAAGGAGGTGATCCAGAGTCTTACCGAGGTGATGGGTAGAAAGGTAATACTTAACTCTATTTTTATGCGCTTAAGTAAACAGTTTACCCCTTGCCCCCACCAGGCCCATACGGATGCATTAATGGGTAATTTTAGTTTAATGCTTTATTTAAACAGATTAGAAGATTGCGAAGGCGGCACATCACTTGTTATTCATAAAGAAGGTTTGATTAATTCAACCCCGATTAATGATAAGCAATTTAGAATATGGCAGCGGGACGTAAATACTCCTGATGCTTGGCAGATTACAGATATAAGCCAGATGATACCTAATCGAGCTTGTATATTTGACGCAAATTTAATGCACAGGGCCGAGCCTATTGGTGGCTTTGGTGATAACTCACAAAATGCACGATTAGTATTAACGGCCTTTTATGATTAGAGATTGCGAGACAAAAGATATCCCAGCGCTAGTTGCTATGAGTAAAACCTTTTGGCAATACACTTTATACAAAGATGAAGAGTTCCAAGAGGATGCCGTAGAAGGAATGATTAAGGCTACTATGGAAGATAATTTATGCATTGTTTACGATGTTAAAGGTATTGTGCAGGGCTTTGTGTGTGGCGTTAAAGGCTATCTAATGGCTAACTTTGATGTATCTGTAGGCACAGAGCTAGCATGGTGGGTAAACAAAGATTTTAGAAATTCTAGCGCGGGTTTAAAATTGTTAAAAGCTATTGAAAACAGAGCTAGAGAGTTAAATATTAAATATTGGAATATGGCCTATATGCAGTCATCGATGCCTGAATCAATTAAAAGAATTTACGAGTCAATGGGATATAAAGAAAATGAATCTTTGTATACGAGGGTATTATAAATGGCAGCTATAACTTCAGCAGTGGTTGGTACAGCGGTTGCAGTAAAAGGTCAGCGTGATGCTAAAAAAGCACAGCAGCGAGCCGCAGATCAATCTCGTGATGCTTCAATAGAATCAGCTAATTTACTGGCAGAGGCGGGTCGAGCAGCCGAAGGCGACATACAACGTCAGAATGCCTTAGCTCGTCATACGTCAGAGCTTGCCGCTATTGAATCAGCGGAGCAATTACAGCCATTTGCAGATACTACTGCATTTCAGCGAGCTACTAATGAGTTTATGGGTAATTTACCTGTTAGCGGTGCAATAGCGGACTCAATTAAGCGATCGTCAATAGACTTTGTGCGAAACCGCCCAGAGTTTAGCACAATGATGGGTGATACACCTGTAGGGCGTGAGATTGACCGTCAAGGTGATTTAGCGGTAAGCGCAGCAACCCCACAATTTAGAGATTCTTTAATGCAATCGGCGCAATCTGGTTTAGCCGGTGCTGCCGATGTTGCACAAATAGAACAGCGTGGCTTTAATCGATTAGCAGACATTGCAGGCAGTGAAGCATCGCAACGATCAAACGTGTTAATAGGGCAAACCCCGGAACTAGCACGGCTGCAAACCGGCGCAGATGATGCACGTTTATTATCTAACGTGGCAGGACAAAACTTTAGAACGGGTGCAGCTGAAGAAATTGCAGGTTTAGCGGGTAATCTAACACAGCAATTCACAGCCAACCGTGATAGACAGGCAAGTTTAGATGAAGAATTTAGGCAAAGACAAGGCCAGAATAGAAACCTGTCAGATAGCATGGGGTCATTTTAATGAATAGATCAGATTTTGGTGTAGGAGGCTCTGCTAGCGGCCTGCAATACCCCGTAACCCCCTCAGGCGGATTTAACAGATCAGACTTTGGCGTGGGTGGAGTTGCAAGTAGCTTGCCCGGTACGCTTGGCCCTGTAAGTGCTCAGTCAGGACCAGTTGCACCATCTGGCCCACAATTTCAAAGCATTGACGACCTTATTCGACAAAGAACCCCAGAGGCAATGGGTATACTTAACGAAGGCTCAGAAGAGCAGATAAGGCTTGCACGATTAGGCACAGAAGCCGGTCTTTCCCCCTTGCGTAAGGTTGATGATTTACGCGCCTTTGAAGAGCAACAAGCTTTGCTAGGTCAGCGCGGGGAAGAGGCTCAAGAGTTTGCAATTGGCAACATTCCAGAGTCAGAGTTTGATAATGAATTGCGAAGACGACAGCAGCAGCAGCGAATGAGAATTGCGGCGGCTGAAGGGGAAGGCGGCAGCGGTGCTTCTTTGCAAGCAGGTCAACAGCTGGCAGGAAAGCAGCAAGCTTTATTTATACAGAATAGGTTGGCACAGTTAAGCCCATTAGTGGCTGCTTCACGAGGCATACGTTCAACTATGTCAGGATTGACAGAGCAAGGTCGAGTTGGCGAGGCACAAATACAGTCAGGCTTAGGCACACAATTAGCTAATGTTAGATTAGGTGCTACGGCCCCACAAATAGAATCTATACAGCGAGGTGCTGAATTGTCAGGCTTACAAGGTATCTCAAGCGCTAATCAGCAGGATTCAAGAAACACTCAATTGGCAAGTTTAGCCGGTACACTTGCGAGGAATTTTTAAGATGGTATCTCAAACATTAGCAAGTGCAATACTTAATCAAGAAGCTCCTGATATTGTTGGCAGCTTTAGAGAGGGTCAAGAGTTTGCCAAAGGTCAGCAAGTTGAACGATTAACAGGCGAGGCATTGCAAGCCGGTGGCGGTCAGAAACTACAAGAGCTTATTGGGCTAGATCCAGAAGTCGGTTTTAATTTAGCTGAAGCTATTGGAGCCAGAAGCGCCAAAGAACTAAACAACTTTATACGTGATGCAAGTATTACAGAGAATTTCTTTAAACAAGGCAATTTTGATCAAGGTCGTCAATTTATACAGCAAAGCCGCGATACTGCATCAATGGCAGGCTCTAGCACAAAGATACACGATAACCTACTGAGCATTTATGATACTGAAGGCCCACAAGCGGCTTTTGATAACATACAAGGGTTTACTACTGTATTAAGTAAGAGTAAAGAGCAAACGTCTGGCAACCAAGACAGGGATCGATTAATAGCTGATTTAGAGTCTGATAATCCAGAAGTTGCAAAGTCTGCGCGCATTGCTTTAAAGCTTGAAGAGGGCGCGGGTAACTTAACAAGTCGTGAACGTATTTTAACCGATGAGGAGTTATCCCGCTTATCTGTTCAGCTTGATAGAGACAGTGCCGCAGCAGGCGAAGCAGGCAAGCTAGACTCACAATTAGAGCAAAAGCCTGGTGTTGAGGCGGCAGTTACAAAAGCCGTGGAAGACACTAAGCTTTCAAGTGAAGTTATTAAAAGTTCATTTACAGGTATTGGTAAAGCTAGAAAAAGTATTGGCAATATTGATAGAGCTATTAAAGCAATTGATGACGGTGCAAAAACTGGCGCAATTCAATCGCTCTTTCCAAGCATTACAACAGCCAGTATTGAGCTAGATCAGTTAAGGAATGAGCTGGGCTTAGATGTTATTGGATCGGTTACTTTTGGCGCTTTGTCAGCAGGGGAGCTTAATTTAGCATTAGCCACTGCGCTACCTACTAAGCTAGAAGGGCCTGCATTGCGAGATTTTCTTGTAAGGAAAAAAGACGCACAAAGCAAAGTTATAGCTAATATGAACGAAGCTATACAGTTTCTTAGTAAAGGTAATACGGTTGCTGAATTTGTTGCATCTAAACAAGGCAGTCAGCCACAAGCCGGCGGCATTAAAGCAATAGAAGATATGACCGATGCAGAGTTAGAAGCGGAGTTAAATCAATGACAAGACAAGAGCTAATAGCTCAAGTTAAGCGTAAGCGGTTAATTGAACGTGTACAAGCTAAACGTGCGTCGGCAAGTTCTGCGCCTGTAGTTGAGGTTGATGCACCACAGCAGCCTATTGTTAACCCTAGCTCACGAGGCAGGCAAGACGTATTAAATGATTTAGAACTTGCTCGGTCAAGCAATGACACTTTAAAACTAGCTCCTTTGCTTTTTGAAATGCAAGCGCTAGAAACAGAGCAAGCGTCTAATGAGGCTGTTGATCCCAATATTACAGAGCCAACATTAACAAGGGAACAAGGCAGGGCAGCGCAATTACCAGAGCTAGGCACTGGTGGATTATTAGCGGGTGAAAACCAAGCTAAAGTTGCAGCTTTGGCCCCTGTTTTGTTAGCTACAACTAGCGCACAAGAAATAGCCGATATATTAAAGTCTAATTTTCCTAATATTGGGATAACTGAAGACGCCGGCGGCAACTTAAGCGCAGGCAATAATGAAACCGGCGCAAGAGTTATATTGAATAAGCCAGGCCTTTCAAAAATAGATGTTCTTCAAAGCTTAGGGTTGATTGCTGCTTTTACTCCTGCCGGTAGAGGCGCATCTAGCACAACCACGGGGCTGTCTCAGCTTGCTGCAAGGTCAGCGGCTACGCAAGGGGGCATTGAGGCTGCGCAGGCTGTATCAGGTGGCGATGTTGATGTAGAAGATGTTGCCTTAGCTGGAGCGATTGCCCCGGTAGGTCAGGTGGCCGTTGGTAAGCTGTTTAATTATGCTAGCCCTAGCAGACGACAAAACGAGCTAATAAAAGAGCTTACTGACAACCCAAGAAACCCAGACTTTGCTAAGTTTATTATTGAAAACGGGTCTGCTGTAAAAACTGCGGCCCTTAAAAACGCCGTTAGACAAACCGGTAAGCCTGAATTGGTTGCAGTAATTAAAGCATCATCTAAAAAAGATCAGTCTGCCACTAGGGATATGCTAAAGATAGTTGACCAAGGCATGAAAGACCCTTTATTTAAAGATAGGGTCAGAGTTGGTGAGGTTATCGGCAAGTCTTTAGCTAATCGATTATCAACCCTATCTGATATTATTAAGCAATCAGGCAAAGAAATTGACCGTGTTGCAAGAACTAAGTTATCAGGAAAAACGGTCAACATTGCACCGGCTAAAGCACAGTTTAAGCAAAGCTTAGATGACTTGCGCGTTAACTATGACACATCAACAGGTCTTGTTGATTTTACTGGATCGGCTATTGAAGGTTCAGGTGGTGGGCAAGCAAGAGACTTAGTTAGCTTGTTAGCTAAAAGGTTAACATCTGATAATATAAAAGCCACTGACGCACATTTTGCTAAACGCTTTATAGATCAAAAAGTATCTTTTGGTAGCTCAGAAGGGGGGCTAGCAGGTCAAATAGAAAATAGTATTAAAAATTTACGCACAGGAATAAATAACAGCATTAGAGAAATATCTCCTGAGTACAAAAAAGCAAACCTAAAATATAGTAAGGCTATTACAGCTATTGATAATTTTCAAACGTCTGTAGGCTCAAAGGTTAATCTAGAATCTAAAGAAGCGCTGGGAGTTGCGGCCAGAGGTTTTACAAACAATACGCAAAAGCGCGCTAAAATGATTGATTCGTTAACAGAAATACAAGATGTATTAGCTAGTAATGGCGTTAAGTTTAAAGATGATATACTAACCCAAGTTAATATTGGTAACGGTATAGAGGAGTTTTTTGAAACTCAAGGCAGCACTGGCCTAGACAAGAGTATAGCGCGCGGTGCGGATATGGTTAGAAAAGGTTTTACTGAAAATGCGATAGACGTAAGCGCTGACGTAGTTAAGGCTAGCGTAGGCATTACTAAAGAAAAGGCGCTAAAATCTTTGCTTGAAATTACCCGCCCCTAAAATAGGCAAGCGCGTAAATTGACGCATAGCAGGCAGCAACAAATAAGCCTAAAGGTGGCGCGAAATAGGTTAAAACGATGATTAGTAATATTTTCATGTACCGAGTATGTATTAAAAATGGAAAATAAACAATGTCAAGATTAATAGACCCATTAGAGCAGATATTTGACAACGGTGAGCCTTTAGTAAGCGGCTTGTTAGACTTCTTTGTGTCTGGCTCGTCTAGCACTAGAAAGAAAACCTATGCTGATGCTGCCGAGACTATAGAAAACACTAACCCGGTTGTCATTGGTGGTGATGGTAGATGCCCCAATGTATTTGGGACGGGTACATATAATGTTATTTTACGTACTTCGGCAGGCACTCAGCTACTAGCTCGTGATCCTGTAGGTGGTAGCGATAGCTTAACTTTTGGCGCTGATTGGGTTGCATCAACTTCGTACAGTGCAACAGATCAGGTGCGTGATGATGGCGACTATTGGCAGTCAGTTACCAACCTCAATCAAGGTAATCAGCCATCTTTAAATGATGGTTCTAATTGGAAAAAAACAGACTTTTTAAATATAAGCGTTAATACTTTAGCAATTGCTGCGCTTGATACAGCAAAATATGCTAAAACTGGCGGCACATTAACGGGGCCGGCGGGATCTACAGCGGGTGACTTTAATCTTGTATCTAATACAGCTTTATCAGATGCGGCCGCAACACTAACCGCAGCACAATTAATTGGTGGGGAATTTACAATAACGCCCACAGCAGCACGAATACAGACTTTAGACACAGCGTCTAATATTATTAGCGCATTATCTGGTAGTGTTAATAACAGTAATTTTGAGTTTACAATTGTTAATTTAGCGGCTTTTGATGTAACTATAGCTACGGCATCAGGTGTAACTTTAATCGGTAATATGATTATTAACGATGGCAATGCTACATTTAGAATAAGGCGCACAAGCGGGGCAGCGGTTAGCGTTACAAGATTAGAAAGTAATGCCTCTAAAGGTATGTTTATAGCAGTAGATGAAAAAAGCGTAGGAACGGCAAGCGGTGGTTTTAGTAATGGAGCTTGGCGAGACAGAACAATAAATACAATTAAATTAAACACGATTGCTGGGGCTAGCTTATCATCTGATATTATCACTTTACCTGCTGGCTCTTATAAGATTATGGCAAGTGCTCCCGCTTATGTTGTAGACGGTCATCAAATTAAACTTTATAACAACAGTGACTCATCTGACGCTTTGATAGGCTCTTCTGAATCGGCTGGAGCTGGCAACAACTTAACAACGAGAAGTTTTATTGTTGGTTTTTTAACTATAGCCAGCGAAAAAGGTTTTAAACTACAACACAGGTGTCAATCTTCAAGATCAACAGATGGATTCGGCAATGAAACGGGCTTTGCTGCGGAAGTTTACTCGCAAATTGCAATTGAGAAGATAGGGTAAAAATATGTTTATATTGTTAAAAGATCACGTTGTAATACAAAAGCAGACCTTAGCACAAAAAGGGTTTATTTGGACTGATAAAGATGTTGTCTGCGGTCAGATAGAAAAGGATGGCGTGTTTACTGACCCTACGCCGCCTTTGCCGACACAAGATCAATACATGGCTAAAGCTCAAAGTGTAATGGATGCGCAAGCGCAGTCTTTAGGCTATGACAGCATTTTTACAGGCATAAGCTATATTGGTGATCCGTTTAAACGATTTAACGATGAGGCTGTAGCGCTTAGGGCTTATCGATCTAACGTATGGCAGCACTCTAACAATTTGATGGCTCAAGTATTGGCGGGTGAAGTTTCACAGCCAACGCTTGAAGAATATGAGGAAGGGCTACCAGGTTTTACACTATGACAGATTTTATTATGAATTTTTTGAATGAAGCGCGAATAGCTATTATTATCACAT